AATCGTAGGTAAATGTATGATGGGTTCTACTTCAAACGCATTAGATAAAGGTGGAGAAAACTTTAAAAAACTATACGAGTCTTCGGACGTCAACAAAAGAAACCGTAATGGTCAGACTAGCTCAGGACTATATAGTTTGTTCGTACCTATGGAATGGAACTACGAAGGATACATTGATTCTTATGGACTACCTGTATTTGACACTCCAAAAAAACCAATCAAAGGTATCGACAACGAAGAGATCGATATTGGTGTAATATCACATTGGGAAAACGAAGTAGATGGTCTTAAAGACGATCAAGATGGTTTAAATGAATACTATCGTCAGTTTCCAAGAACAGAAAAACACGCTTTTAGAGACGAAGCAAAGGAATCTTTGTTTAATTTAACTAAAATATACGAGCAAATAGACTACAATGAAGACCTACGCAACACTAATGTTGTTACACAGGGTAATTTCCAGTGGGAAGGTGGGATTAAAGATACTAGAGTACTGTTCGTGCCTAATAAAAATGGTAGATTCTTTGTTAGTTGGGTTCCTCCAATTGGACTACAGAATAGATACAACATAAAGAACAATATAAAATACCCAGGAAATGAACATTGCGGAGCATTTGGATGCGATAGTTATGATATATCTGGTACTGTTGACGGTAAAGGTTCTAAAGGATCTCTTCACGGACTAACTAAATTTTCAATGGAAGATGTACCGCCTAATTTATTTTTTTTAGAATACATATCAAGACCACAGACTGCTGATATATTTTTTGAAGATGTTCTTATGGCCTTGGTATTCTACGGAATGCCTATATTAGCAGAGAACAATAAACCAAGACTCTTGTATTACATGAAGAGAAGAGGTTACAGAGGTTATTCTATGAATAGACCTGATAAAGTAATGCACAAATTATCTGTAACAGAAAGAGAGATAGGCGGAATACCTAACTCAAGTGAAGACATAAAGCAAGCTCACGCCGCTGCTATAGAAGATTATATAGAAAACCACGTTGGACTTGGACAAGAGGGGTATGGAAACACATATTTTCAAAGAACATTAGAAGACTGGGCTAAATTCAACATAAACAATAGAACAAAGCATGATGCATCTATAAGTTCTGGTTTAGCCATAATGGCATGTAACAAACACAGGTATACACCTGTAGCACAAAGAATAATATCTAAAGTGTCTTTAGGTTTCAAAAAATACAATAACACTGGAGTGAATTCAAAAATAATTTAAATAAATGGTCTATAATACTAATAATAGCATCTTTCCAGATCAGGTAGTACCTGAAGAAGAAAAGAAATCATTTGAATATGGTTCAAGAGTTGGAAATGCTATTGAGCAAGAATGGTTTAGTAATAATAGCGGTCAGAATAGATTTTCTTACAATTTTCAAAACTTTAACAGACTTAGATTATACGCTAGGGGTGAGCAGCCTGTTCAAAAATATAAAGATGAATTGTCTACTAATGGTGATTTGTCTTATTTAAATTTAGATTGGAAGCCAATTCCTGTTTTATCTAAATTTGTAGATATAGTAGTTAATGGGATGACTGAAAAAGGATATGAAATAAAATCTTTTGCTACAGATCCATTTGCTTTAAAACAAAGAACGGATTTTGCTTCAAACGCTTTACGTGACATTCAAAATCAGCAAGCAATACAAAGATTGTCTACTGCTACGGGTCAAAACTTTTTTGCGTCTACAGATCCTAATAATCTACCTAGAGACAAAGGAGAGTTAGATTTGTTCATGCAGTTGAACTACAAACAGAGTATAGAAATAGCAGAAGAAGAAGTCATAAGTAACGTTTTAAATGTTAATAAATTTGATGAAACTAAAAAAAGATTAGCCTACGATCTAACTGTACTTGGAATAGCAGCTAGTAAAACTAGTTTTAATTTATCAGAAGGAATTACAATAGACTACGTAAATCCAGCTAATTTAGTTTATTCAGCTACAGATGATCCTAATTTTGAAGATATATATTATGTTGGGGAGGTTAAAAGTTTAACTTTATCTGAAATAAAAAGATTGTATCCTCATTTAACTAACGAAGAGTTAGAAAGAATTCAAAGATATCCAGGAAGAAATAGCTTTTCTAGAGGTGACTGGCAGGTTCAAAGCGATCCTGAACAAATACAAGTATTATTTTTTGAATACAAAACATATCAAGATCAAGTTTTTAAAATAAAGCAAACAGAGCAAGGTTTAGAAAAGACATTAGAAAAGCCAGACACGTTCAATCCACCTGCTAGTGATAATTTTCAAAGAGTTTCAAGATCAATAGAAGTCTTATATACCGGTGCTAAAATATTAGGTATGGGTGAAGATATATTAGAGTGGAAATTATCTGAAAACATGACAAGACCTTATGGGGATACCACTAAGGTAAACATGAACTACTGTATATCTGCTCCTAGAATGTATCAGGGTAGAATAGAATCTATAGTAAGCAGAACAACTGGTTTTGCAGATATGATTCAATTAACGCATTTAAAATTACAACAAGTTTTAGCACGTATGGTTCCGGATGGAGTTTACGTAGATGTTGACGGTTTAGCTGAAGTTGATTTAGGTAATGGAACTAACTACAATCCAGCAGAAGCACTTAACATGTATTTTCAAACTGGAACAATAGTTGGTAGATCTCTTACTCAAGACGGAGACATTAATAGAGGTAAAATTCCAATTCAAGAATTGCAAAGTTCATCAGGAATAAGTAAAATTCAAGCAATGATACAAACGTATCAGTATTACTTACAAATGATTAGAGATGTAACTGGATTAAACGAAGCTAGAGACGGAAGTTCTCCTGATAAAAACGCATTAGTAGGATTACAGAAATTAGCTGCAGCTAACTCTAACACAGCAACAAGACACATACTACAATCTTTAATGTATATAACTATAAGATCTTGTGAAAACGTAAGTTTAAGAATTGGTGACATGCTTCAATTTCCTTTAACTAGAGCTGCTTTGTTGAATAGCATAAATTCTTTTAACGTAGCAACTCTAGATGAAATAGACGAATTACACATACACGACTTTGGCATATTCTTAGATTTAGAGCCGGATGCAGAAGATAAAGCTACTTTAGAGAAAAATATACAGATCGCATTGCAATCTGGAGGTATAAAACTAGCCGATGCTATAGACGTTAGAGAGATTCAAAATATGAAACTTGCTAATTCTTTGCTTAAGTTTAGACAAGCTCAAAATCAAGAAGCAGAGAGAGCAGCTCAATTAGAGAACATACAAGCTCAAGCTCAAGCCAATGCTGAATCAGCTGAAAAAGCTGCTGCTTCAGAAGTTCAAAAACAACAAGCACTAGCTCAGACTACAGTTCAAATTGAACAAGCTAAATCTCAAATGGAGATACAGCGTATGGAACAAGAGGCTGAAATAAAAAGAGGTTTAATGGCTGAGGAGTTTAAATATCAAATGAAATTAGCTGAAATGCAAGCTCAAATAACGTCTCAAAAAGAAGACAAAATAGAAGACAGAAAAGACAAAAGAGTTAAAATACAAGGAACACAACAAAGCGAACTAATAGATCAAAGACAAAACGATTTATTACCTAAAAACTTTGAAACTCAAGAAAGCAATGGTATGAGCGATTTAAGTCAATTTATGCCTCAATAGTGAATTATTAATTTTTATTATATTATATTATGTCAGAAGAAGTAAAACAAGAAGGTGAATTTAAAGTAAAGCACACTATGCCTAAATACAAGGACATGGGAGCTATTCCGGAAATCACTAAAGTAGATTTAACTAAAAAACCAACAGAAGATGCCATTTCAATCGGAGAAACAGAAGCAGTGGTTAATGATAAACAAACCGGAGATATACAAAAAGTGGAAGAGCAAGTACGGGAACAGTCCGGTGAAATTACTAAAGTCAATCTGCAAGAAGAAGAAATAGAATCTCCATTAGAACTAGTAGAAGATGAAAGTGATAACGCTGAGGAGATCACAATGGTTGGAGGCACTGAAAGTCCCAACACCTCACAGGAACAAGAAAAAGTACTACCGCAAACAGAAGCATCAAACGTACCAGAAAATTTAGAAAAATTAGTATCTTTTATGGAAGAGACTGGTGGTACTATAGATGACTATGCTAGATTAAACGCAGACTACAGTAATGTAGATGGAGGAGCATTGTTAAAGGAATACTACAAACAAGCTAAACCGCATTTAGATTCAGAAGAGATTGACTTTGTTATTGAAGACTCTTTTAGTTTTGATGAGGATTTAGACGAAGCAAGAGATATTCGAAAGAAGAAACTTGCATATAAAGAAGAGGTTGCGAAAGCTAAAAGTTATTTGCATTCGCTTAAGGATAAATACTACGCAGAGATCAAGTTGAGACCTGGAGTTAATCCTGAGCAGCAAAAAGCTACAGACTTTTTTAACCGATATACCGAAGACCAAGTAGCTGTTAAAGCTAACCAAGAAAGGTTCTGGAGCCAAACAAACGAACTTCTTAATAATGATTTCAAAGGTTTTGATTTTAAAGTTGGAGAGAAAAAGTTTAGATATGGCGTAAAAGATCCTGTTAAGGTTGCAGATAACCAAAAAGACATTTCTACATTCGTTAAGACGTTCTTAAATGATAAAGGAGAAGTTGTTGACACAAAAGGTTATCATAAAGCTTTATACGCAGCGCGTAATGCTGACACTATAGCACAACATTTTTATGAGCAGGGTAAAACTGATGCTATTAAAAGTCAATTAGCTAAATCTAAAAACATAGCTACAGAACCTCGAGCTACGCAAGATGGTAATGTATTTGTTAATGGATTAAAAGTAAAAGCAATCAGCGGTCTTGATTCTTCAAAGCTTAAGATTAAAACAAGAAAATTTAACAATTAAAATTAAACTATTATGGCTTTAAGTCCACAATTTGGTTCAATAGTACCTTCGCAAGCACAAACACTGCTAGCGACAAACTATTTAGCGTTTAACACAGGCGCTGGTAATGATTTTGCACAACAGTATCTACCTGAGATCTACGAACAAGAAGTAGAGCGTTACGGAA